CCATTATACCAAGTGATTTGATTTATATCATCTGCATTAACAGAAAATTCTGCGTTAGGATTTATTTTTAGTATTGCTTGTTCTATCATTATGCTAGTATCTCCGTTAATGTAATTACATTAATTGTTCTTGCGTGTTGTGAGTTATCACCATCAGTAGCACCTCTACCAAAGTAAGTAGTTCCACCACCAACAGCAGCAGTTTGTACTTTATACGTTACCTCCGAACTGGAACTGGGCGAGTCTAAGAAAGTTGTATTCGAAGGCATTTGTACAGTAACATTTATATATGCAGATGAAGTAAAACTTCTTGACCTATTACTAGAGGCATCACCTAAAGCAATTTGTGTTGAGCCTCTAAACAATGCTGTCGTATTATTATCACTTGCACCAATATTAAGGTTTAAAGTTACTAAAATTTTACTACTAGTTGCACTTGGAGTTATGGATGCAGTTAATCCTGTAACATCAACCAAAGAAGAAGAGGTAGTTGAAAATACATCTGTCTTAACAGTTTGGATTACTTGACCAACCTTACCACCACCTGCACCAGTTATTGTTCCTGTAAAGGCATAGTCATCTGCAAGATTAATGCTTTCTGATTGTATTTTACTAAGTGCCATGTTTACCCCTTGCTATTTGCATCCTTGACAGCCTTGATATGTGTGTACCAAGAACCTGTCTTATCTAATTTACCATCATCAATATCGTGGTATAGTTTATCTAATTGTTCTTCCCACGATAAGTATTTTGTTTTTCTTTTATCTAAAACACCTGATAAAGTTTCTGCAGTGTTACCTGCTGTTTCATAAGATGCTATCTGTGAATCTGTTGGTTTAGAAAAACTATATGTCCATGTTTTAATATAATCGCCATTACCATCGCCATCATTTTGTAAAGATACTTTTGTGTCATCCCAAGTTGCAGAATTTGCCTCTATATATAATTTTGTTTTTGTCGCTAGTGTTGCCATATTACGCTCCTATTATCTTAAATCCACCAAAAAATGCTTCAGCAGTTCCTGCTAACAAAGTTCTTGTTCCACCTTGATTATGGTACGCTGTAATAAATACATATTCATCATCAGATAAATCAGCAATCGTATATACAGAGAATGAATCACCTGAACCTGCACTATTTCCTCTTGAAAATTTAGCTATTGCATTTTCAGCACTAGTTCTAATTTCTAATTCAAATTGATATACATTTGTATCATCTGGTCTTACATTAGCAAAAATTACATATTTACCTGCAACTCCCGGTGTAAATCTACCATTAGAAGTATTGTATGTACCATCAGAGTCAAATGTTTCTGAATCAAAACTTAATGTTGTTAAAGTAGTGTTTGCTACATTTTGAGTAGAACTATGAAATGCTCTAAATGCAGGTGTCATTGTTTGACCTTTGATTAATGAATAATCAATTCTTTTTATTGTACCTGCATCTGAAACTAAAAACTCATCTGTGTCTGCGGGTTCTGCAGCTAAAGCAGTTTGTCCTGATATAATATTATCGTTTAAATGTTCACTCTCTACTGCATCATCAGCTATCTTTGCTTCTGTAACTGCATCTGCTCCTAACTTAGCAGTAGTAATAGCACCATCTAAAACTTCAATAGTTCCTACTGCTTTTGCTTGATGTATTACATAAATATTATTTGTACCACTAGCAGGTGCGGCAGCAAATGTTAATGTAGTACCTGATAAACTATAGGCGGAGTTTGGGTCTTGACGGACATTTTCTACAAAGACTTCTATGTCGAATACTGAACTCGGTGCAACGTCTAATGTAAATGCAGTTGTACTGCCATTACCACTAAATCGTTTACCTTGTAAAGACTGAAACTGATTGGTTGTATCTATAGGTGTACCAACGTATGCCATTCTAGGTTATCTCCATTACTGATAAAATTATGTCTGCTGCTGCTGAAGATGTTAGCGAAAGAGCATCTGTTGTTTCCATAACAACTTTATTTCCTGCCAACAACTCAAGTGTACCACCAACAGGAACGGGTGCATTGGTTACTAACTCAACTGTTTGGTTAGCCTCATTGTTTGCTCCTGCTCTATTGGAAGTATCTGAAGCCAAACTAACTGTTACAGTAATTTGACTAGTTGTTGTGTTACCTATCATAATACCAAGAAGCACTGTTGTTGTACTACTTGCTACTGTGTAAATAACATCAGCACTGGTTACTCCTGCTTTAGTTATTGTTTTAAACGTATTTGCCATCTATCCTCCTATTATCCTAATGCGATTGCCAAGGCTGTTGGGTCTTCTTGAGAAAATCCTTGTGCCGTCATTAAAGTTACTACTCTTGATAATGCGGCTTTTTTATTTGTACCACCTGCACCATCGTCTACTATAATTAAATCAGATGTTGTTAAATCTGCTCCAATATCTGTACCACCATCAATCTCTAATGCTGTTAATGCTACTTTACCTGCTGTTGATATTGTAGCTAATTTTGTATCTGCTATTGCTGCACCTGAAGCAACACTTGCATTAACAACTGCATTTGCTGCTAATTGGTCTGCACCTACAGCATCATCTGCTATCATTGCTTGTTCTACTGCATCATTAGCAATAGTTACTGCACCACTAGAAGCAATAGTTACATCTCCTGATACTGCTACTTCTTCATAAGAAGTTCCATCACCTACTAAAATTTTACCAGAAGTAACGTCAGGCATTTTTAATAATGCACCTACTGTCACATCATTATTAAACGTTGCAGCACCTGCAGCACTACCATCTATTGTTAAGAATGTAGTATCAACACCGCCATCAGTTCCTTTTAAGATAATATCTGTATCATTACCTTGTGCATCAATAGTAATATTACCTGCACTCGTTGCTAGAGTTGAGGCAGCATCACCTGCAGAAATATCATCTAAGGCAACGGCAGCACTTGTGTAAGCATTAATCTGAGATGCATTGACATACTTTGTTGTGCCACCATCATCTATTAAAAACTTATCTGAATCTGCAATCGTAATACTTGTGCCATCTGTAGCACCATCTATTTGTACCGCAGCACCTGAAACTTTATCGGCTGTAGATATTGTTGCTAGTTTACTATCGGCAATAGCTGCACTTGCATTAATATCTGCATTAACAATAACTCCTGAACCAATAGCTGCAGTACCACTTGAAATAGTTATGTCACCAGAAATACCACTTTCAATATAATTAGCAACTCTAGACATAGCTGCTTTTCTATTTGTACCACCTGCACCATCATCAACAACAATTAAGTCTGCATCTACTAACGCAGCACCAATGTCTGTACCTCCATCTATTTCTAAAGAAGATAGGGCTACCTTACCTGCAGTGCTAATTGTATTTAATTTTGTATCAGCAATACTTCCTGCCAACATAGAGTTTTCTACAGCACTAGAAGCAATAGTTACTGCTCCATTAGATGCAATAGAAACATCACCCGAAACTGCTACAGGATTAAAGTTAGTACCATCAGCAACCATAATATGACCACTAGTGTTAGTACCTAAAGTAATATCATCACCTGATACTGTTAGGTCTCCTGCAATCGTTACATTTTGACTAGCATCTATTGTTAAAGCAGAAGTACCACCTGTGGCCATTGTTATAACATCTGAACCACTAAAGGTAATAGATGTATTAGAATCTGCATCACCTGCAATACTGTCTAATTGAATACTTCCTACATTTGTAATAGCAGATTCACTAAAATCTAAAGTTCCTGTAACATCAAAGTTTCCGTCTACTGTTAAGTTACCTTCAATAGTTGTGTTAGCACCACTTAATGTAATAGCTGCAGTGGGTGTTGAGCCTGATTTAATTACTAACTCACCGCTAGAATTTGTTAAGCTACCAAAAGTTGTACCACCATCTTTAAGTGTAATATCTGCACCATCAGCATCTAAAATAATATCTCCACTAGAATCTAAAGTAATTGTACTACCATCACTGGTAATACTATCTAGTGCTAAACTTCCAACGTTTGTTATACTAGCATCACTAAAATCTAATGCACCGCCTACTGTTAATGTTCCTGATATATCTACATTACCATTAATATCAACTGTAGTAGCTGCTATCTGTATTTCTGTATCTGCTACTAAATCTAATTGTCCGTCTGCAGAAGAATTAATATATATTGCAGTATCCCTAAACTGTAATTTTTCTGTACTAGCGACTAAGATATCATCTGAAAACTCAAAGTAGTCTTCGTCTTCCATCCATTTTAATACACCATCACTAGTCTCACCATCAAAGGTGATTGTAATATCTGTTCCTGCAGTAGCTGCTCCGAATGTTAAAGTGTTACCTAATAACTTAGTTATTGGTCCACCTTCATTGGCAGTTCCATCATGGGTGTGTCCTGTACTAGCAGCAAACGCCGCTAATAGTTGGTCAAACTCTGCATTAAAATGAGATGCTTCGATAGTAGCACCATCAACGATTGTTGCGGAACTCTGTCTAGTATAAGTTGCTCCCATATGTTATCTTCTTCCTCCTGCTATAAATTCCATTTCAAAACCTTTTAAGGCTACTGGACTGTTGCTTGTTGCATCTAATATTTTTGCTGCAACTGTAAAACCACTTCCTTCAACGGGTTGTCTAATTAAGTTAGAACCTGTAGAACCATATACGGCTGTTCCAAAAACAGATTCTGCTAAACCATACTGTGCTATATTACCTGTTTGAGATAATGTATAGGGTTCTGGCTGCGGTACTTCATCATCACTAAAATCATACTCTAATAAAAAGCTAGATGATAATGCACCTGTTGGGTCGATATTCCAAATTACTTTTTGAAAACTTTTTCTAATTCCGGGGTCTCCCATAGTCATATCAGGTGACCTATAGATACCACTTATATTTACTGTTGTAGATGCCTGTGTAAAAACATTTCCTGATTCTTGTTTGTATACATAACCATCATAACCACCAGATATTATTGTTTCTGTTCCTGATATAAATGCTGAGTCAGTGCTAGAAACTTTTAAACCTTTTACATCACCATACTCAAAACCTAATTGACCTGTATTAGGATTAGCTTTAATAACAGATAATAATCCTCTTGATGAATCTTCCGCTTGTATATCGGATGTAGGAAAAAATAATCTGTATTGTGATTTATTTCTAATAACTACTGAGTTAATATTATGTGTAGTTATTTCATTAATTCTTTTTTGTATTTGTTTTGATACAGTACCTAATTCTATATCATCAATTCTATCTGTACCTGCAATAGTTCTTAAACCATCGGGTGCTAGAAATACAACATCACCTGCAAGTTCTTGAATACTTCTACCATCTACACATCCAATGTTTCTAGTAACAGGCTGTATTGCAAAATCAGAAGAACTACTTCCTGTTAGTTTAAATATTTTATCTTGGCCAAATATAAATAAAGTATCACGGAAAGCTTTTAGTCCTACAATTTCTGTATCAACTTTAATGGTTCCACCACCATTATTAGTTGTAAAATCATTAGTAAGGTTTGGCCCCATAAAACTAATCTGTTGTTTATTATTAGCATCGCCTGAAAAAAATATATGATTCTTAAATACTTCTACAAACTTAAAGTTAGCTGTCCCTGTTGCATTAACGACAGATGTACTAAAAGAACTATTTAATATTTGTGGATTAGATGTTGCTGTAGTAATAACAATTTTATCCGTACCATCAAAGTTAAATAATCTATGTTCATAATTTTGTGTGGGTGTTCCTAAACTTGTAATAGTAGATGTCCAACTACCACTACCTGCACTTGCTCTATGTATACTACCACCTCTACCTGCTAAAACTACATTATTAAAGATTGCAGTAAATACTACTCTTTCTGTAGATGCAGATACTTGAGGGCATATATTAGAATTAAACTTTGTAGTTCCTAATATTTTTTTATATCCACCTTCAATATCGGGTTCAAAGTTTTGTAGTTGTAATGCCTCTCCCGGAGACATAGAGAACACATCTTTGTTTAAGATTAATCCTCCACCTAAACTAACTACTGAAGGTTGTGTTGCTACCATACTATGTTACAGTTAATACTGAAGTGTTACTTGTTGTTCTATTAGAAGTATTAAGATTAACTCTAGTATCTTTCATATATTCAATATGATTTAACATTTCTATTCTAATTCTTTTAACTCCTTCTTCGTATTCTGCATTAGATATATTAGCCATAGGTACATCATTTTTTAATTTATATAAGTAATACTTTGCTCTATTAACTATTACATCTGCATAGATATCTGGTAAATCCATTGTATCACTATGTGCTGATAACTCTGTATGTGTTTTATAATATTCATAAAATACTGTGTAATCATCAAACTTAGGTATCGGTGATAATCCAAAACTTTTATGGTCAGGTGTTCTATACACAAATAAAGGTCTACCATATTGAGAATCATTAGCTGCTACATCTTTTCTAAATGCACCTTGTAAGAAACCATCATATGTCATTGGTTTTAATTTAACTGCTTCTTCTTGTCTTTTAACTCTTACATAATCTACATCCATATTAGTAGCTGTGCTTGGATTGTTTAATGTTATAAAAGTTGTAGCTGCGGTTGCTGTAAATGTTGTTGATAGTATTTCACCATTACCAAAATCTGTAACTGTAATTGTACTATTTAAATTTTGTGTTCCCTCTGCTGCAGTACCTACTTGGACTTTAAATGCTTGTCCTGTAGAATTTGTATCATACGCTCTAACAGATATATTATAAACTTCTCCTACAATAGTTGATATAGATTGATGTGCTGCAAAATCATTTAAGCGTAATCTGCCATTGCCTGTAGAATTATAAGCTGCACTACCTGAACCTGCTATTGTAGTCCAACTACTTATATCAGATGTAAATTCACCATTGGTAATTAAATTAGTAGGTGCTATTCTAAAAGAATCAAAGTTTGCTTTTCTAAATGCTGCAGGAAAATCATACTCTTGTTGTCCTGTAATAGCTACTTGAGTTCCGTCTGTGTGCAACCAAGGCCATTCAACTTCAGCCATATATAAATCATTAATAGCTTTATTAATAAAATTTTTAGCAGAAGTTTGTACACCTCTACTTGAACTAAAGTTAGAACTTGTTAGTTCCACTTCATTCAATTCATTTAGTACAAAGTTAGTTAATTCTAAATATGTCCTTGTTGTTGCCATTTGCTATCCTGTTTTTGTTGGTTAATTGCATCTATTTCTTCTGCTGTCATACAAATCATCATGCTAGAGTGTATGGTCTCTACTGGAAATTGTCTTTCTATTGATTGTTTTAATTCTGGTTTTTTAGATTTTAAAAATAAATCACAAGTTTCTACTTCTGTAAATTCTACAAATCTATATGTAAAAAGTTTTGGAGATACTTCTCCATGTAATAATATAACTAATACTATAAAAAATTTCATATTTAAAGGAGGGGTATAAACCCCCCCTAGTTATTTGCTATTATGCAAATGTTACTTTTTGTGCTTCGGAATCACCCTCACCATCGAAATCAGCAAGTACACAGAATACTCTGACTTTTGCGTCAATAGCACCTGTTGCTACTACTAAATCAATAGTGTCGGCAGCGGCATAGACTCTATATCCAATAGATGTTGTACCCATTGAACTGTCTCCTGCTCTTGCTCTAGTTACTTCCATACCTGCGGTTGCAGTTGAAGCAGATACAAAAGCATCTACGTCTGCACCATCGCCAAGTGATAGAGTTCCTGAATTACCCGCACCATCTGCAGTTAAAACATCAAGACCTGCATACAAACATAAAGTGTTTGCAGGTACTTCTATTACTTGTACAACGTCACCGGCTGCATTTGTAAACTGAGAAAAGTCTACTACTTGTGACACACATCTGACTGCCTTACCTACTGGTAATGCTGCAGGAGATGATGTGTTACCTGTTACTGTTAAAGTTGCCATTTAATCATTACCTCCTATTAGTCTATTTTGATATGTGAAAGAACGAGAGCATTGTCTCTTAGTACTTTTCTTCCAAATACATGAAGACCTCTAACTACATCAGAAAAAGTTTCAGGATGTCTGATAACTTCAATCTTTGCGATATGGTTAGCTGTCGCTGTAGATGACATATGACCACCTAATACTTTGAAGAAGTTCGAAGTTGAACTTGCTGCGAAGTTGTTTGTCATATATACGTCCATGTTCATAATCTTACCGGCAATAACTTTACCATTTCTTAATGGTGTTGCGTTACCTGTAGTATCACTCATTAGCTTACTGTTTGCTTGACCTAATTGCTCTACAAATTCTGGACCTGCTAAGAACCATCTGTTCTCTTCTGGTACATCAGATGCATTTAACAATCTATTTACTTTAGAGATTGTGTCAACTGGGTCAATTTCGCCTGAAGCAAAACCAACATCTTGGTCTTCTCCAGAGCCTGAGTCTGCTCCTAGTAAGTGGTCAGGGCC